TTACAAAGAAAAAGATTCACTAAACTCTAATAAAATAGAAATTCAAAAAGATATCATATTTAAATTAGTTGAAAAAAACGATAACCAACAAACTCAAATAGATAATTTTCAACAAATACTAGATAATAAAAATGAAGAATTAGGTTTTAAAGAAGATACGATTAAACAACAAAAAAAAGAAATCCGAAAACAAAAACTACTTAAGTTGGCTGGGTTCACAAGTTCCATTATATTACCCATACTTACACTAATTGCAATGTTATAGATGAGTGATATTAAAAAGGTTATAAGACAAGAATATTTAAAATGTGCCTCAGACCCTGTACATTTTATGAAAAAATACTGTTTTATACAGCATCCTCAAAGAGGTAGAATACAATTTTCATTATTTCCTTTTCAAGAAAAAATGTTATCTTTATTTGATGACAATCCTTATTCTATAGTTTTAAAATCTAGACAATTAGGAATATCAACCTTATCTGCGGGTTATTCTTTATGGTTAATGTTATTTCATAAAGACAAAAACATACTTTGTATAGCAACAAAACAAGAAACAGCTAAAAACATGGTTACAAAGGTAAAATTTATGTACGAAAATTTACCTTCATGGCTCAAAATAGACGCATCAGAAAATAATAAATTAAACTTACGTTTAAGAAATGGATCTCAAATTAAAGCAACTTCTGCAGCATCAGATGCTGGTAGATCAGAAGCAGTATCACTACTAATAATAGATGAAGCAGCATTCATTGAAAATATTGGAGAAATATGGGCATCAGCTCAACAAACACTAGCTACAGGTGGTGGTTGTATAGCAATATCAACTCCCTATGGTACTGGAAATTGGTTTCACCAAACATGGGTAAGAGCAGAAAACAAAGAAAACGATTTTTTACCAATTAAACTCCCCTGGTTTGTACACCCTGAAAGGAATCAAGAATGGAGAGACAGACAAGATGAATTACTAGGTGATCCTAGAATGGCAGCACAAGAATGTGATTGTGATTTTAGTACTTCTGGTGATGTAGTATTTTATCCTGAATACATGGAATTTTATGAAAAAACATACATTAAAGAACCTCTCGAACGTAGGGGAGCTGATCGTAATTTATGGGTATGGGAACCATGTGACTATTCAAGAACTTATATCGTGGTTGCTGATGTGGCTCGTGGTGATGGGAAAGACCATTCTGCATTTCATATCATCGATGTTGAAAACAATGTGCAAGTGGCTGAATATAGGGGACAATTAGGCACAAAAGAATATGGTCATCTATTAGTAGGCATAGCTACAGAATATAATGAAGCTTTACTTGTAATAGAAAATAATAGTATAGGTTGGTCTACAATTCAAACAGTTATAGATAGAGGTTATAGTAATCTTTATTATTCACCTAAGAGTGGAGAAGTAAGAGCTGATTCGTATTTTGACCAATACATGGATACATCAAAAATGGTACCTGGATTTACAATGTCATCAAGGACAAGACCTATGGTAGTAAGTAAATTTCAAGAATATTTAAGTGATAAAGGTGTTACACTTCAAAGTAAAAGGTTATTAGAAGAAATGAGAACTTTTATATGGAGAAATGGCAAACCAGAAGCACAACAAGGATACAATGATGATTTAGTAATGTCATTTGGTATAGCAATGTACATGAGAGACACAGCATTTAAATTTAAACAACATGGAGTAGATTTAACAAAAAGTATGTTAAATAATATATCTTCAAATAATACAAAACACATAGGAGCTTATACTCCTGCAAAAGATAAAAACCCATTTAAAATAGATAATCCCTATTCTAATGGAGAGGAAGACATTAGTTGGCTTTTATAATATTTATATAATATATACGTTATGGCAGATAAAAGATTATTTTCAAGATTAAAAAGGTTATTTTCAACCGATGTGGTAATTCGTAATCAGGGCGGCAATCAGCTTAAGGTTATGGATATAAATAAAATCCAACAATCGGGAGAATATGAAAATAATTCATTGGTAGATAGGTTTAATAGATTATATTCTACATCACCTACCTCATTATATGGTCATCAAACCAACTTTAACTACCAAACATTAAGACCTCAACTATACTCAGAATATGATTCAATGGATACAGATGCTATTATAGCTTCTGCCTTAGATATTATAGCTGATGAGTCTACACTTAAAAATGATATGGGTGAAGTATTATCTATACGTTCATCTGATGAAAATATTCAAAAAATATTATATAATCTATTTTACGATGTATTAAACATAGAATTTAATCTATGGCCTTGGGTTAGAAATATGTGTAAATACGGAGATTTCTTTCTTAAACTAGAAATAGCAGAAAACTTTGGTGTTTATAATGTTATACCTTATAATGCATTTCACATCGAAAGATTAGAAGGACAAGACCCAGAAAACCCAGCTGACATACAGTACTCATTTAACCCTGATGGTACATCAGCAGGAGGATATGGTTATTATAATGTTCCTACTAACACTTCCAACACAGGTAAAGATATTATATTCGATAACTATGAAATGGCTCATTTCAGATTATTAACCGATACTAACTTCCTCCCATATGGTAGATCATATATAGAACCAGCACGTAAGCTGTTTAAACAATACACTCTAATGGAAGACGCTATGCTCATACATAGAATAGTGAGAGCACCTGAAAAGCGCGTGTTTTACATCAACGTAGGTAATATACCTCCTGCAGAAGTTGAAAACTTTATGCAGAAAACAGTTTCAAAAATGAAACGTACTCCATATATGGATGAAAAAACAGGAGAGTACAACTTAAAATATAACATGCAAAACATGTTAGAAGATTTTTACATTCCAATTAGAGGAAACGATACAGCAACAAAAATAGACACCACACCAGGATTAAATTACGATGGTATAGCAGATGTAGAATATTTAAGAGATAAGTTATTTGCTGCTTTAAAAGTACCAAAAGCATTTATTGGATATGAAGATGGTATAGAAGGTAAAGCTACACTAGCAGCCCAAGATATTAGATTTGCTCGTACAATAGAAAGAATTCAAAGAATTATGGTATCTGAATTACAAAAGATAGCATTAGTTCATTTATATACTCAAGGTTACAAAGATGAAAGTTTAACTAACTTTGAGATTTCATTAACTACACCATCAATCATATACGATCAAGAAAGAGTAGCGTTAATGACAGAAAAAATGACATTAGCACAATCAATGTTAGATAGTAAAATCATTCCAACAGATTGGATTTATGAAAACATATTCCACTTTAGCCAAGATGAATTTGATGAATATAGAGACTTAGTACAACAAGATGCTAAAAGAGGATTTAGAATAAATCAAATTGAAGCAGAAGGTAATGATCCTTTAGAAACAGGTAAATCTTACGGTACACCACATGATTTAGCTTCACTATATGGTTTAGGAAGAACACAATCAGACCCAGGCAATGTTCCAGATGGATATGATGAAAAAGTACCATTAGGAAGACCTAAAGAAAAAATGACTGATAGAGGTACACAAGATAATGCATTTGGAAAAGATCCACTAGGTAGAAAGGGCATGAAAAAAGATGACAATGAATCCAGCAAATTAAGACCAACTTTTAAAGGTGGTTCTCCATTAGCTATGGAAGCAAAAACCATGTTAAAGAAAGCACCACGCCCACCTAAAACAGAAAAACAACTAGTTTTTGAAGATGAAATCAACGGAAATGGGCTGTTAGATGAAAAACAATTGAAAGAGTAATAACTTTCTATATATTTATAATTAAACTAAACTCAAAAGAATGAGCATTAAACATTCAAAGTATAAAAATACGGGTATTCTTTTTGAACTTCTAGTCAGACAAATAACAGCTGACACTTTAGATGGTAAAGATTCTCAAGCAAGCAAAGTACTAAAAGAATTTTTTGTTAAAACTGAATTAGGAAGAGAATATAAACTATATGAGACTTTATTTAAGAAGACAAGTATAACTGAAACTAAAGCAGACATTACAATTTCAACATTATTAGAATCTTCAAAAAACCTCAACAGAGGTGCTTTAAAAAGACAAAAATATAATTTAATAAGCGAAATTAAAAAACACTACGATCTAACCAAATTTTTCTCTCACAAATTACCACATTATAAAGTACAAGCAGCATTTTATACTTTAATAGAAACATTTTCTCAAGAAACTCCTCAAAATGCTCAACAAGTTATAGATAATAAAATTACAATCCTAGAACACTTAACAGCAGCACCTGTATCAGAGGAAAAGGTAAAGGAAAATGTAATTAAAGAATTTCAAGGATACGATAAAGATTTAAGAACTTTAACATATAGAGTTTTATTAAATAAATTTAATGACAAGTATGAAAATTTGTTAGAAGGTCAAAAAGAAATTTTAAAAGAATTAATTAATTCAATAGACAATACTCCAAGATTAAAAGAATTTCATAATAGTAAAGTAACTGAAATCAAATCAGAGTTAACAGAATTAAACAAAAGTGTAACGGATGAAGTTACAAAAATCAAAATAGAAGAAGTTATAAAAGTACTACCAGAATTAGGTAAAACATCTAAAGTTAAAGATGATGATTTAACTAATTTATTACAATATTACGATTTAATAGAAGAATTAAAAACAGCAAATGTACCGGTTCAAGCTTAAAGAAATAGAAGTAGGAGATACAGATATTAGTCGTGGTACAAAAACTACGGTTTCTGCTATTGACGATAAAACTGGTAGAATTGAATGGGATGTAGTTGATGTAGCCGATTTTTCTTCTGTTTACAAAGCATTATCTAAAGCAAAAACCTTTTTAGACACACTAGAAAAAGAAGGTAAAGCTAAAGATGACACTGTAATAGATGGGTTTGCAGAAGACATAGCTACACTATTCAATGCATTCAGAACACACGTTAGAAAAAATTATCCAAAAGAATACGAACGTGTATCAAGATTAAAAGAATCTATTAATGAACACGATTTAAGTTCAAACGATTTAGATTATTTAGAAAGTTTAGCTGATAGAACTGAAAACGTAATCTTAAAAAAAATAGTAGGAAAATTAAAAAATCATACTAATGAAGATTTAGAAGTTGATGTAGAATTAAACCCAACTAAAGAAAAATTAAAAGTAACAATTCCTGGAGATTTTAGTGATAATGAAGGAGAATATGCTGTAGAGAAAGAATTACAATCCCAAAATAAAGAATATAAAGACTTTAAAATAAAGGATATTAAATTAAAAGAAGAAGAGGTTGAAGAAGGTGAAGGTATACACTATTCAACACCCTTGGCCTTTAACAAAAAGAAAAATGCTAAAGGAGCAGCCAACATATATTACTATAAACTAGGGTTCAAACCAGTACCAAAAACAAAATTAAAAGAATCTGAACAGTTGTCTGAATACAATGATTTTCAACAAAAAAGAATTAATGTATTTGGGGAAATAGAAGATAGAATAAATAACATTTTACCAATGTTATCAAATGCTAAAAACGAAACAGCAGAATATTACAACGAAAATCCAGGTTCATATGCCATAGTAGTCTCAACAGATTACATATTAGAAATATTAGACGAAATAGAATTGAAACTAAAACAAGTACAAGATAAATGAAAACGCTAACCGAACAATATAGATTAATTAAAGAAGACAAGGGTCACAAAGGTGTTTTCCTTAAGGAGGCAAAACGTCAATTTCCTAATTTAATTACAAACAGTGCTACATTCAATGAAGCATCAAAAATATTAAAACAGAAAAATATAATCTCTGAAAATTTTGTAGGTTTAAAACCTATAAACAACCCACTAGAAAGAAAAAAAGAAGGATTTGAAAATGCCTTCGCAAATTTCCTAGCTGAGGAAGCTAAAGCTGAAGAGAAAAAACCTTCAAAAGAAGTAGAGGAAGTAGATGAACATAATTATGATGTTAAGGATGAAAAAAACCCTAACAACATGATTTTTGGTCAAATTCAAATGGGGTATTATTGTGAATTAAAAGATCCTAAAAACGAAGGAAAAACAGACCAAGAATTATTAGAAATTGTTTACAAAAACTTAGCTAAAGATTCTATATTTTATACTAAAAATGGTCAATTTGGAGAAAAAGATTTAGGTTACACAAATGAAGCACCTAGCTTAAATGAACCAGAAGAACCAAAAGGTGAACATAAATCAAGTGGTTATGGTAAGTTAAAGGAACATTCAATTTCAACTGTAGGTGGTTTGGTAACAGGTACAGGATTTACATCTCAAAATTACATGGATTTTTATGATTTAAATGAAGGTCCTAAGGATGAAGAAAATATGGATGATATAGAAAAAGGCATTGATGTTATTATTAAAAAGAAAGAAGTAGCAGGAGAAATTCCATTAGTTCAAGAAGAAGAAGCTGAAGAAGCAATTATTTCCATAGATGGTATAGTAACTCAAGCTGAAGAAATGGCAAGAGAAGCAGAAGAAAGAGGAGAAAGTATTAACATAGATGCTATAGTAGATAAAGCACTTTCTGAGTTTAGAGCAGATGTAAAAAATGCATTAGAATTTTCCTTAAACTTAGACACATCAGATAGATAATTATGAAACAAGTACTTATAGAAACACAACTATTCAAACCAACGAAAGGTTTATTATCAGAAGGTAAAATGTCTGAAAGAGGTAATCCTCTAGTACAGGGTATACTAGCAACAGCTGAAGTAAAAAACGGTAATGGTAGATACTATTCTAGGGATTTATGGAATAGAGAAATAGATAAGTACATGGAATTAGTTAAAGAAAACAGAGCAACAGGTGAACTAGATCATCCTGAATCTCAGGTAATTAACTTAAAAAACGTTTCACACAACATTAAAGAAATAAGTTGGGACGGAGATAATGTAATAGGTACAATAGAAATCCTACCAACTCCATCAGGAAACATAGTAAAATCTCTAATTGAAAGTGGTATAACACTAGGTGTATCATCCCGAGGAATGGGTTCATTAGAACAAAATGGTGAGTTAATGGAAGTACAAGATGATTTTGAATTGTTATGTTGGGATTTTGTTTCAACACCATCCAATCCAGGTTCATTTATGACACTGAAAGAAGGTAAAGAAAACAACATTAACCCATACACAAAAGCAAATAGTATAGTAACAGAAATACTATGTGCAAATGGAAACTGTCCTATATTCTAGCGACTTTTAAGAATCCTCATATACGTATAATCGTAAATATGCTATCTTTATCTATATAGCATGGACAAAAAATAAAATCTATTACGTTTTCCCAATAAACGTACTTTCCAAAATAAAATTTAAGGAACAATGGCAAAGAGAGACATTCTCAAAGAAGCTATCGCTGACGCCAAAGCCGTAAAGGAAACAGCTATCGCAAATGCTAAAGCAGCACTAGAAGAAGCTTTCACTCCTCAACTAAAATCTATGCTAGCTGCAAAGTTAGAAGAAATGGAATTAGAAGAAGATGAAACTAAATCAGAAATTTCTGAAGAAACTGTAGAAGAAACTGTAAACGAAGAAACAGTAGAAGAAACAGTAACAGAAGATGAAGAACTTAATCTAGATGAAATTTTAGCAGAAATCGAAACTGAATTAAACGAGGAAGAACCAGTCACAGAAGAAGTAGTTTCAGAAGAAAACATCGAAGAAGAGACAGTAACTGAAGAAGAATCAGAAGACGCTGAAGAAGCGGAAGAAGATGAATCTGAAGAAGCTGAAGAAGCTGAAGATGAAGAAATTAATCTTGATGATATGACTGATGAAGACCTAAAAGGATTCATTGAAGATGTAATTGCAGATATGGTTGCTTCAGGCGATCTAGAGGCAGGTGATAATTTCGAACAAGAAGATACCGAAGAAGAAGTAGGTATGGAAGTTATGGATTCTGAAGAAGAAGTAGAGATTACTGAATCTACTGAAGAAGTAAATGAAGATGATATTGAAGAACTAACTGTAACACCAGGAGGTGGATCAGGAGGAGCTACAAGATCAATCCCAAACCCAGTAAACGTAGCAATTGCGAAAGCAGTTGGAAGTGCAGCAAATTGGACAAAAGAAAAATTAGCAGCATTTAAACAATGGTCTGATGAGTATGAAAAACCAAAGAAATATGCTCAATCAGGAAACAAAGCAGCTACAAGACCCGGTTCTTCAGGAGTAGGATTAGCTGAAGAGCTTGAAGAAGCAAACTCAGCAATCGAAACTTTGAAATCAGAATTAAATGAAGTTAACTTGTTAAACGCTAAATTGTTATACACTAATAAAATCTTTAAAGCTAAAAGCTTAACTGAAAGCGAAAAAGTAAAAGTATTAGGTGCATTTGATAAAGCCGCAACAATAAAAGAAACAAAGTTGGTATTTGAAACATTAAACGAAGGTTTAAAAGTTAAAAAATCTCCAATCAGAGAATCTTTAGGTTCTGCCTCAAAAGCAACAGGTAACTTTAAGAAAACTAAAAATCCAATCGTTGAAACTGACCCTATGGTGGCTAGATTTCAGAAATTGGCAGGTTTAAAATAAATTATAAATAATAAAAAATAAATAAAATGAGTCAATTAAATTCACTTTTAGAAAACTCTGCTTCCAACTGGAAGAACATGCAGAGTGATGCTGCTAGATTAGCAGACAAGTGGGAAAAAACAGGACTATTAGAAGGATTCGAAAATGACGTTCATAAGAACAATATGTCAATGATTCTTGAAAACCAAGCAAAACAGTTAGTTGTAGAACAATCATCTACTGTTCAAAACGGTACAGCAATTGCAGGCGGAGCAGGTTCTCAGTGGGCAGGTGTTGCTTTACCATTGGTAAGAAAAGTATTCGGACAGATTGCATCTAAAGAATTCGTTTCAGTTCAGCCAATGAACTTACCTTCAGGTCTAGTATTTTTCCTAGATTTCCAATATGGGGGATCAACCGGAAATGTATATGATGGAGATTCTTCAGTATATGGAGACACTAACCCAGGCGCTAAAGCAGACCCATCAGGTGGTCTTTACGGTGCAGGTAGATTCGCACATTCAATCAATTCAAAAGAAGATACAGTTGCTGTTACAGTAGGAACAATTGCAGCATCTGATGTAAATTATGATCAAGATGTAGATATTACTAATTTAGCATTAGTATCTATGGATGCCCCAGCTGATGCTGATTTAGCAGGTGCAAGAGCTTTTGATCTTGATAATCAAACAGTATTAGCTCAATATACAAGAGTTGATGCTGGGAAAATTTATATGGTAATAGATGGAACAACACAAACTTCTTCAGAGTTAAAATACCAAGTACAACCAGACGATGCTAATAGAGGTGATTTCGAAGATGCTGACACAGCAAATCAAATTCAAATCCCATCTATTGATGTAAAAATGAAATCTGAATCAATTGTTGCTAAAACAAGAAAATTAAAAGCACAATGGACACCAGAATTTGCTCAAGATTTAAATGCTTACCAAGCACTAGATGCTGA